TTTAAGTTTTTATTGGGTTGATTATTATTATCATTTTATTGTTTTTATTATATTCGCATTTTTATTCACATTTAAAAAAAAACAATAAATAAATATTAATTTATTATTATATATAAAATGTCAAAAATGCAAACAATCCTATTTTTATTCGCAATCTTAGCCTTGGGTCTATTTTTTGCGCCAATGATTAAGATTGAAGGCTTCTCAACAAACAAACAAGATTTAGAAACACCCGGCATCTATCCAGTATCTGTTGACAAACCAATATTAGACAGTTTTCCCTTAACCGGTAACAAAGATGTCTCTGAAAAGAACTATAGCGATATTTGGACAGAATATCCTGAGTTCTCAAAGAGTTCATATGACCAAACTACAAACAATTTACGCTACGTAAATAATCCGGATAATGGCACTTGTATACGAGCTGATATGTGTAATGCCTTGTATAAAAATAAAGAAACCAAGTCTAATATTATTACACCAATGCCTCCGGCGGAAGAGGGTGCGGGTGCGCGCGTTGGTTATTATCGGTCTGAACCAAATATGTTAGCATTTTCGATTCCTGACAATGAGAACATATTGTATTAGGATTATAATGGGTATTTAAATGTCCATTTTAACAATACTATTAAATTTAAGCAGACATTTTGATTGTTGCTGTTTTTGCTGATTCTGCGATTGCTGTAATATGTCAAACGCATTATTCTTTGTTTTACGATTTGGTGCCCTGTGCTCAAATCCTGAAACACGTTCTGCCAATACAATGTCCCAAATCGACTTCAGTTCTGCGATATTGTCTTCAAACCACTGCCTATTTCGTGAAACCAAAACACAGCTCATTTGGTCCAATTTCCAATAAATGAATTTGATATACGTATAATTGTATTTATCTGATTGATACATATCCAGCATTATTTCTTCCCACTTTAGTATATGACTTGGCTCTATAATATCTAACGGTTTATACACATAATACGGTTTCCCTTCTTTGGTATGAAAATATATAATAATTCCTTTGTGTTTTAAATCTTTTGACAAACACACATTTACAAATTCTGTTCCATCGTAGTGTTCATAAATCTCTTCCGGATTTACATCTTCTTTAAATGCTTCTTGGTCAGCGTATTCGACAAATCGTGTCTCCAAGAAGTCGCACTCGTCTAGGTCACAGACCTTCATTTGTAGCTGTGTCTGTATCCAATACTCCTTTTTTGGAATCCCATCAATTTCTCTATTCACAATATTCTTGATTTCCAACATGCGACCATAACGAGTCGATTCAATGTCCGTATTGATGCCGTCGGGCGACGCACCTAGAAACGAATATTCGTCGTCCTGGATACATCCAAAGTCCTCTACTCCAGTCTTATATATATACTCGTAAACTTTTACTGATAGCGGCTCATATTTTTGCCCCCAATGAAGCGACGAATTCACATTGACCATTTTCACTTCTTCTACAAAATCACTGTCTAATGTACTAGAAATAGTATTGGTTAAGGGCTGACATTTCTCATAAATTAACTGGTTCTTGGTTGCCTGACTTTCAAATGCTTTGTAAGCGTTACTTGCGGTTATTAAATTGTGGCGAAATTTATACCATTCAGGGGTTCGTTGTGCTGGCTGAGGTTTGCCTCTTAACACGGTCAATTGTGCTTCAATATAGTCGTAGTCGGGCTCCCCAAGAATACGAGCGTCTTCATATGAGCGAACAGGCATAAAATCCTTGAAGAAATCACATGTGGCTTCTAATATGATATCATCCAATTCTTCTTCCGCGTCATCATTGAAGAAGATGTCGTCTTCAAATTGCGCATACATTAGCTCATTAATATTGTCTTCAAATATGTCGTCAAAATCGGGGTCCGTAATTAGTTTTGGATTCTTCTTTATGAATTCTTCCATTAAATACAGACACGTGTTATATAGGTCCAATGCGTCGTCGTCGCTAAAGAACTTGGCATCTTCGTCTGCTTTAATTTCATCGATAATATTATCGAGTTCTTGTAATGCGTTTGTAAATACTATGCTGTTCATTTTGTCTATTAATCTTTATAATATTTGGAAGTTGTTTTTATACTTTTATTATTTGATTGTGTTATATATTGGTTTTATATTGGGTTTTATAAATTCAATTCTTTATTCCGGTTCCGAATCATCATCTTCGTTTACAACATTCTTAGCAGTGCCCTTCTTCTTTGGCGCCAAACTTCTTGTGGTTGAGATGCGCTTATCCATATTTTTCAATGTAAAATGAATTGTCGGCTTATTGAAATGGAGTGCCGGCACCTCTTTGATTTCACCAGTATCCTTATCATATACAACATCTTTTACACGCTGTAACCTTTTCTTATCCAAACAGTCCTTGAAAAATGCGACTAATTTACTATATTCACCATCAGACAAGCTTTGTTCAGACCGGTATTTCTCAGCGAAGGCAAGTAATTTCTTGGTTTTCACAGTTTTATCTAGTTTAGACCATGGTTCATTCGCATTATTGTTTTTTTCATTTTCCAAGAATTTATCCAAGCTTGACAGATTTGTAGCAGATTTATTACTAGTAGTAACAGTAGCAGTAGTAGCAGTAACAGTAGTAGTAGTATCTTGTTCTATAGTATTCATTATGTTTGTATTTATATATTACTATGTCGAGATAAGTTTAACTCGTTTTAAAACATTATATAATGTTTATTGTCTATATTGTTTTCGGTTATATTAATCCTTTTTATCCACGTAATACTATGGATATAAACCAAACTACAGATATAAACCAAGAACAAAATGTAAAAAGAATATCATTAAATATACCTTTATTAGAGGAACCCTTGTTAGATACTGATGAAAATACATCCAAAAAACGAATCATACTAACAAGTTCAGATAAAAAGACAGATATTAAAAACATCCAAAAAAAAGAAAAGGAGAAGAAAATGCGCGTAGAAACAAATACATGGGGGCTTGAACCCGAAGACCTGGCGTTTAAAACACAATTGGAATTATTAAGACAAATTAGTGAATCCATTGTTAAAACAAAAGAAGCAATAAAGGCTATAAATGATACAAATGATACAAATGATATTAAAGAAAGGCAAATGATTATTACTCATATTAAAACCAAATTATCCAGCTACAAACAGCAGGACATTTTGAAAAAGAAATTTTTACCCGAGGATTTTGTTAGTTACAGTGATGTTATAACCTTACTTACTGAATCAAATATGAAATGCTATTACTGTAGCTGTGAAACATATTTACTTTACGAAATCGTCAGAGAAATGAAACAATGGTCATTAGACAGAATTAACAATGATATTGGTCATAATAAAAACAACCTGGTTATTTGTTGTTTAGAATGCAATTTAAAAAGACGACGAACTAACAAAGATGCGTTTTTCTTTACCAAAAATTTGAAAATTCAGAAAATGGATTAACAATTTTAAAATAAGTAGAGAACGTTCAATAATTCATTATTTAAAGTAATTATACATATATAATGAATTTTTGGAAATGGAGCAATGGTGAAACCTATTATCAAAGTCCTAGAAAATATAGGGAAAAAGAAACAGAAACAACTTTTAATAACAATAATATGAATTATGATTCATCTATAAATGCGATTGAACAATCTTTAGCAGAGCCTACTGATATAGTTCCCAACCACATGCTTTCTAAACGTGAAACACTTGACAACAAAATGTCCGACAGAGAACTGATGAGTCAGCGCGGCGTAAATCCATTTTCTGCGCAGACCAGTTATGTGAATGATGTAGTAACACGCGATATGTTTCTAAAGCCCATTAATACCACACAAGGGCGCACAAAAAATCAGAATAAAGGCGAGGATGAATAGTCGTTGGCTCTTAACCAATGTTTGACTCTTAACCATCATTTGTATCTTAACCATCAAGGTTTCATGAAGTTTTTGCTATTAGCTTCGCTGAACTTTTTCATAACTTCGTGATAACTTCGTAAAAAAAGTGAAAAAAGTGGAATTACATAGCCTTCATACACATGCTATGGAGCAATCTGTTGACTAAGTAAGCCAAGAAAGAGTTAAGCAATATAAAGAATGTATGCATAAGGAAACTCATGTTAATCTTATTAACATGCATCAACATGTAGGTAACAGTCGAAATCATAGTCAAAACAAAGGCAATGCCAAAGAAGATTGATAAGGCATAAAAGTAGACGCAATATTCTTCGCCCAGAGGGCCAAAATAGGTGTTCATGAAACTATCCATATTAGTATAATAATCTTAGATTATATTTTTATTGCTAAATATCTATTTTTTCTAAAATAAAAAGGGAAAAAAGAAAATGTTACAAAAACGACTTAAATACATTTCTTAAAAACTTAAATAATGACTACAAATAGTTCCTATATAACGCAGAATGACTTATTGCTAAAAAATCTATTGGTGTTTTACAACACTGATGAAAACGACAATTTGGATAACATGCTTCGAATTATTACAGGTGATTCTAAAATATCGCTACGTATTGTCGACTGGTTTGCTACCAATTATGCCAAGAAATTCTATACATTGTATACGATTGACCAAACTATCGATAATGTAGCACGCCGGTTCAAGGTTTACGACGATTATAAACTGAAATTGAAAGCATATAGCAAGAGACGATTTGACCCATTTTGTCGCTGGGACCGCATAAGTATCCCGTATAAGAATGGCTCTTTTATCGAGACGACAATCGGTCAACTTAACTTTTTTAAGTGGGCATTAGAGAACAAGGTGGTTGATTATATTGGCGAGAATTATGAGACAATCGAAAAGGACATGAATAGCCGCAATAGCACGTCAAAACGTAAGGAACAAATTGACAATTCTAAGACTCGGAAGAAGCGTGAAGAGTTGTCGATTTCGGCGACCAAGAGCATCAAGAAGGAGAAGGTAGAGATTGTGGTTCAGTTTAACTAAATTTCCACTTTTATAACTTCGTAAAAAAAGTGGAGCAAAAGGCTGTAAGTAACATAAGGATAATCACTCCACTATTTTGCTTCACTGTTTTGCTCCACTCTTTTGCTCCACTATTTTGCTTCACTGTTTTGCTCCACTCTTTTACTCCACTGTTTTCTCCACTTTTTTGCTCCACTTTTCTTAAAAGTGGAAAAAATAGGTTTTATAAAAATTTCATATTAAAAATAAGCATTTATACATTATTAGAAATCATAATTTATAAATGGGAAACACACAATCGATGCGGAAAATTAATTTTGAAGACATGCAAACGGTTACGAAAAACCCCGAAATATATTTGTTAATCAATACGTTGCCCCTCGGCGATCATCAAAGCTGTCTAATTCACGGCACTGTTAGTTCTACTCAGGAGGAATCTGCTATCAATAAATATCTTAAAGAAAACAAAGGTGTCAAAATCATCGTCTACGGGAAAAATTGTAATGATGACAACGTTCAGAAAAAATATCAGCAATTGTTGTCGCTCGGGTTTTACAATGTGTATGCGTACCAAGGCGGCCTCTTTGAGTGGCTAATGCTTCAAGACATATATGGCAAGGATTTGTTTCCTACTACAAAAATAGAAAAAGATATACTTAAATTTAAGGCTTGTTCGATACTGAATATATCACTTTTAGAAAATTAAATTCCTTGTTAAATGCTTTGTTAAATGTCCGGGAACATCAATGAGCTTATTATAGACTTACCCCTTTTAGCAATAGGTTTTTCTTTTTCTATTAGTAATGGATAAATTGATGAACTGGAAGGTAATAACGGAGGCAGTTGTAATTCATTAGAATCCAGCACATCTAGTGCCATGTTGGACAAATGGTCGGCGCGTTTATTAAACTCGCGGTAAATGTGTGTAAACACAATCGTCTCAAACTCTGCCTTCAACCTTTGGACCTCTTGATACAGTTCTTGTAATCCTACATTTTTTACCTTATATATTCCATTGATTTGATTAATTACGAGCTGGCTGTCACCGTAAACGTGTAATTGTTTGATATCTCTTGTTAAAGCCTCTTGTAGACCCAATATTAACGCACTATATTCTGACTGGTTATTCGTTTTAGTCCCAATGTATTGACATGACGCCCATATTTCTTGACCATTGTGAAATATTACGGCGCCTATTCCTGCTGGACCTGGGTTGCCTCTTGACGCGCCGTCAAAGTTCATTGTATATTCGGATTGAGGAAATACCTTGGCATTGTTTGGGCTTGAAATAGGACTAGACTTGTTAGAACTTGGCTTGTACTTTAGCGCCACTGGGATAATAATACTTAGATTTGGTTTTGACATTATATAATGTATATAAATAATATTGTTTTTATTCTTATATTTTATAGTATCTATAGTATTTTATATATATTGTAATATTTATAATTCAATTTTTATATAGAAATTTTATTGTAACTGTATCAAAGTATGTATAAAGTATTATATAATAATAATATATAATGGATAGTTCGGAAATTTTTACAAAGTTAGTAGAATATGTTAAAACAGATGTAGTTGAAAATAGAAAGTGTTCAACTATTACTGCTACTGAATTTTATGAAGGATTCAAACAAAAATTCACTCTGGGAAAATTACAAGAAATGGCGGCTTCAGCAGTAAAACCAACAATATTAACATTATTGAACGTATTTTTTGACATACCATCAGAAAAATCATATATATTTTCTACGAAGCCTGAACAAAAAGCGCCTGAAGAAAATAAAAAAGAAATAATAACTATATGTAACGACCCTGGACTAACTAATAAAGAAAAACCCTTAAAAATTGTTAATTTTATTATGACGACTCTATTTAATAAACTTCAAAAATCAGAGCCAGGCAAAGAAAATAATTTGTTTGACCAAACTTTAAGAACAAAGATAGGTGATAAAATTTCCGATGGTATCATACAGTTGTATTATGAATGGTTAAATACAGTAGTACCTTCATTATTGGGTGGTGGAAGACGAAAACAAAGTAAGAAATCTAGAACCAATAAATATAGAACCAATAAATATAGAACCAAGAAATCTAGAACCAAGAAATCTAGAAAATACAAACTCTAATTTTATTATAATTCAATTTTTATAAGAAATTTAATTATAACAGTATTATATTATATACATTATAAAATGCTACCTACAAGTTTTCTAGTATTGCTTTTAACCATTTTTCTTTCGTCGAGCACCTTCACTAATTATATATTGGTTAAGAGCGACACAGAATGTCCTGCTGTAACCAGTGTTGGTGACCGTAGGTCCAATAAGAACTCTTTACGTGTCGTCCAATACAATGCCGAGTGGCTGTTTGTCGACTACAATAGCAACGCCAAATGCCCTGGAACTGGATGTCCGTGGCAAACTGTGGCAGATGCCGAAACTCATTTATCCTATATTGCCAATGTTGTCAAGGGATTAAATCCCGATATTATTAACTTCTGTGAAATAGAAGGCTGCGATGAGCTGAATATGCTCATAGATGGACTAAATGACACTAGTTATAAGCCATATTTGAAGCAAGGTACGGATACGAGCACTGGACAAAATGTAGGCATGTTGACGCGAGTTGATCCGCTAACCAGTCTGTATCGCAGCGAAGAGCGCGTTTCATATCCAGTGCCTGGCTCCAAATGCGGCTACACAGGAGAACCTGGGACGTCCGGTGTCAGTAAACATTACATTACCGAGTTTAATTTAGGGGGACTAAAAACCGCATTTATTGGCGCACATTTCTTAGCATATCCCACTGACAAGACCCGCTGTGCTGAAAGGGAGGCACAGGCGCAAGTTATACAAAATGTGATTTCTAGTTACATTATTAATGGTTACGAGATTATCTTTTTAGGCGACCTAAATGATTTTGACGCCGAAGTGCCTGACATCAATTCGGATAAACCCATCTCGTATACCCTAGATACACTGAAGGGACTCTTTGGACAAAAAAAAGGCACCTATACTTTGACAAATGCCGCGTCAAAAATGGCGCAATCGGAGCGATATAGTGACTGGTATGATTCGGATTCGAATTGCGCAACAAGCTCACAAAAAGACTATTCTATGATCGACCATGTGCTCATCAGCTCTAAATTGTTTGCTAAGGTGGCCAAGGTATCTATTTATCACGGTTACAACGAATATTGCGGCAAACTGAATTCAGACCATTACCCAGTGGTAGTTGATTTGTCTTTTTAATAGCAAAGTGTTATATGTATTATTTTTTTATATTTTCTAAACAAATAATATAATTAAATGCCTGAGGCTGTCAATATTGTGAAGCGTATGTATGAAAAACGCGAATTCCTAGTGCTCGTATTTTCCAACCTATTGGCGCAATTGGGCATCACATATTACGTAATGAATAAGACGAATAATCCGGACATTAGTATTATGCCGCTGTTTGTTGCCCAAATACTGATTATCCTTTTAATTGCGTTTGTTCCGATGCCCGAATTCATGAAATTTATATTGTTTGGTCTTTTTTCATACACATTCGGTCTTTCATTAAGTAGATACAAACAAAAATACAGTCCAGCAGCACTGGATGCGGCAGTTCAAGGAGCGATGTCGGTGTTTGGTGTCATGTTGGCTACCGGTGTAGTATTAACCGCGGGTGGTATTCGACTTGGTTACAAATTTGGTGCCTTCTTATTTTGGGCGCTCCTGTTACTAATTATTTTCCGTTTAATTTTTGTTTTGGGCGCAAAAATGAGCCAGGTACACAAATTGCTGTCATTTGTTGGTGTCATCTTGTTTGCGATATACGTAGTTTATGATACCAATGTCATTTTACAACGGAACTACAATGGCGGCTTCATTTCGGCGTCAATGGATTACTATTTGGATATTCTAAATTTGTATTCTAGTTTGGTCGGGTCTAATAACTAACATAATGGCTATCTCTTAACCACGATGGATGTTTCTTAACCATTAAATGTAGCCGCATATAACCGCGACAAATGTGTCTTTTTCATCTCTGACAATTTGAAATGGCTTGCCACAGCCGTATATCTTATTTCGCAATACATAAAAGTCACATAACTCTTTTGGCGAATGCGGTCCGATTTGTTTGCCCGAAGAAATCAATGTGCCGTGCCTGAAAATACAACAATTCAACTTTTCGATTACGATTGGGTCTTGACAATGCGGACAAAAAACAATTATTTCTTTTAGAATGTCTTGTTCTTCTTTTATTGTTGAATTTGTATTTGATTCAATTGTATTCATTATTATATTTCATTATAAAAAATATATTTATATCATATTTTATTTACTTTTTTTGAATGTTTTGACTACCCAAAATCTTGAAAAATATTATAGCAATAATTATGTATGGTACTAATACCAATATCCATGATAAATTTTCGTAACCATTTTCACATAACCAGTTTAGTATAAAAAACCAAATCAGAGCAAAAAATATCTTCATAGCTATACCAATTACATTGACGTGCTTAAAGAGTGCAAAAACTATAGCAAAAAATGAAATATAGAAATATATTTTAGCAGGTAAGCATGTTTCACTTAGATTAATACCATTAATCATTATATAAAATACATAATATTATATTTTACATTTTATATTTTACATTTTACACGATTATGCGATTTGTAAGAAATTCTTAATTGACATAATCCACTCGTCGACAATCTGACTGTTTTGAAATATATCTAGGTTTCCGTTTAGAACCAATTGCGTTGCCTTTATTCCAGTGCTCTCGTCTAGAAACGCATTGTGATAATCATGACACGCAGTTAAATATGCGAGCGGAATCACTTCCTCGCCAATGCGCGCCCGTTTATGGATGCGCTCATAGCATTTTGTCGGGTCCGTATTCACGTAAATCACGTCATTCACAGGAAAGTCCTTGGCGAACTCGTCAAACCAATTCAAATAAATCTGATACATGACGTCTTCGATTTTGCCTTGGTCGTATAACATCTTCGCAAACACAAATTTGTCGGTGTATAAACTGCGCTCGGTGATAATAATGTATTTCTCGTTTTTATCATTCTCATTTTTATCATTCTCATTTTTATCATTCTCATTTTTATCTTGGGTTAAAGATACTTTATTCATAATATCACGAACCGTCTCTCTCAAAATCGTAAGTCTTGAAATATAAGCCATCATTTGAAATGCGAATGAATACTCCTTCTGATTGGCGTAAAACTTTTGGAGCATTGTGTTACCATCCTTGTCCTTAATCTTCTCCCATTCGTCCACCGGCTCCCTCAGAAACAATACATTGGAATTCTCCTTAAATATTGTCTTTAACGTTTCCAACAAGGTGGACTTGCCCGAGCCAATATTTCCCTCAATAGACACAATCGTAATATGTTCATTTAAGGCCATTTTAATGTATTTCTTGTTATTATTTATACTGTTATATTTATTTGGTTTTTTAAATTCAATTTTTTACAAGAACCCTTCTTAATCTTATTCATTAAAAAATATATTCACCGCTGTCTTGATGATTATAATATTAATTTTATTTTGTATATAATTAATATTCTAGATGTTCTAAATATTTAAAAATTCCCTTCTTGAGGGATGATAATTGGCGGATATTGAGATTTAAAATTAGATAACACATTAAGGTCGGTTCCTGGTCTAATTTTAATAACAAAGTGTTCGCTAGATGGTTCCTCTGTATTTTTGTAGCAAGGATAAAATGTTCGATATGTAATTAGTGTAAATTCTTCACGTTCAAATGGAATGGATTCCCAAATGTCATCTTTTAAACTTTTGTTAATGTTTATATTATATTTTATTATAACCTCTTCATTTATTTCTTCAGAAGTCTTGTTCATTAAGATACCAAATTTGCCAATATATTTGCCCGATGTTACCTTTACATGCTTGTTATTTCTCTGTGTAATATCTTCTCCTTCTTCATCCTTAGATTGTGTTCCATAATCTATTGAAACCCTTTTTATAGCATCTAATAATGATACTTTTTTAGAATCTTTATTAAGAGAAGTTTCATAAAACCCATTTTTCTTAGTCGGCATTTTAAATGATCTAGGTCCAAACAATATTTTACACGCATCCTTGACAACCTCAATATTATCATATACCAAGAATGAGAAAGGGTCAACACGATGATTTACTTTGACAACAGGAGTATTGTCTTCGGCGTGCTTAACTGCTTGTAATACAGAACATCCCAAATATGTATTTGCCGCATCAACAATTGTATTATGTCGTCTAATGAGCGTTTCTGTATGTTCGTCAGTCCAATAATGTGTTGAACCTGGATACTGTGGAGAGTTACCGATAATGCCAGCAAGACGACCTGCCTTTTGCGTGGCAGTATTTTTATCATCAATTTTTCCCAAAATCAGATCAGTCCAAACGAGCCCTTCTCTGTCTCTTGTAATTAAATCACCATTAACGCCTTCAATACGAATTACCTGATTGGTTCTTGGACAATAATGAAATCCGAGACCTCTGTCTACCTTTCTACGGCCAATAATCACAAGTGGCTTATCACCAAGGTTAAGTTTCTTGTATATATAAAATAATGTTTCGTTAAATTTTTTTCCTTTTGTCTTATATATAACAACTGGCATATTAGGTCTGTGTACCTTTATACTCGCACCACAATACCCATTAAACACAAAACCATACATATCGTTTGTATTAACCCATTTTGCGAATATTTTCATGTCTTCAGTTTTTGTGTTTGAATTTACAATCACCTTGCGAAAATACATTTCTCCATTTGGGAGTGTAATTGGTGTCTTAAAATGATGTAAATTTTGTTCTATTATTTGCGTAGCATAAGAATTATTTGTATGTCTTGATGGGAATGGAACTCTATGAGTTTTTGACTCAGGATGATGTAATGCTCTGTAATGTATTTGGTCTTCTGGCAATATATCAACTGGATATAGGTGCGCGTTGGCACATTCAGGATAGTCCTCCTCTAACAAATCGCCATCAGTTGCTGTAACAAAACCTAATCGATATGATGAGTTGTTTTGTTCTAATACATATTTACTATATGATACATGTTGTTCGCCAATTGTAAATATTTTATCTCTATATTGTGAGTATGTTTTATCAGCTTCATCCCAAATTTCACCGTGTCTAAGTCTAGACCCCCTTGTATTCATTTTATTTTCAATATAATTTATTAAACGTAGCATCTTTTCTATTTGTTTTGGATTTGCTAATAATACAATCACTGGCATCTTATAGTCATCATTAAATTCATAAGCATCTATTTTTGTTTTAATGATATCAGATGTTGTTTTTGAATTACTTGAAAGTGTTATTAATTCTACATTTTCTGAACCAATTGTTTTTATAAATGAGTCTGCTGATTGGTCGCCTAATGTTTTGTCATTGTCAACAATAACAAAAGTAACAACCTTTTTTGTGACATCTTCGCTCCATTTTTTTATTTCAAGAGCTGAAATACGACTCTTTCCTTTTTGCGTATTGACTAATACAAAGAAGGTTGTTGGGTTTTCAACCAACGACAACAAGATTAATTTCTTAATACCGTCATCAATATGGACAAAATCTGACCATTTTAACCCTGAACGAGCCGAATATAATGTTGAATCATCCATAAGACCTGTATCAATGAAATTAGCATCAACCAATTCATCCACCTTGTATTGAAATTCATATTCACTTATGAATTCATCATTGTCTCCCTTAACATTTTCGTATAACCCGTCGAATGTATTGTGTACTCTGTTTGACATCTTAATTACAATAATTTATACTGTTATATTTATTTGGTTTTTTAAATTCAATTTAATTTTTGCCTTTTGACTTTTGATATATAAAAAAAATTGATTTAGTAAATGGATTTAAAGAGAAAATTATAAATAATAACTACAAACACACATTTAAAATGGACCTCAAACAAGTTAAACTATCTAAATCAGAATGGGAATCGATCGAGATCCCGGTAGCAAATCAGGAAAAACAAGTGCTCGATTTAATTATCAAGGGCTACAATGACGTGAATATCCGAATTAATAAAACAGATTCTCTCTTTATGTTTCTAAAGATAGAATTCAGCAGTGACATAGAAGACCATCTTTATAATAAATATTTTGCAGACAAAATGAAGGCTCTTGTCAAGAAATACAAACTTGAGTTTATTAAATTCGAAAAGGCACGAGGCCTAAGTCAAAAGAAACATCATACTTCTTCTAGTAAGGAAAGGGATAAAGAAAAAGAGGCTGAAAGAGAGAAAATGGAAAACCCTCATTTAGCTGGATTACAAGTAAAAGAAGAAGTAAGAGAAGAAGACGAAATTTGCTATGTCGACATTGTATCAAACGTCAAGTTGAAGACCAAGGATGTGATTCGTCTATCACGCAGCGACAACATTGATGAAAATGTCAGCAATATATACGAATTTGTATTGTTCAGGCACTTTCAAGACATGCTTTCCGAGATGTCATCAAATAACAAACACTGGCTATTCCATTACTATACTCTTAGCAGATTATTGACAAACAATGTAGACAAGGTTAATGCGCATTTAAGACGTATAATTGTTGCCGTTATGGACTATTATGAGCGCAAAGAAGTTGTCGACCTTAAGTACATTATTGAAAACGCATATGAATTCATCGAGAGAAATAGCAATTTATTAAAATATAGCGATATGTCTTTGTATCAACATCAGAAAGACATTTTCAACGCAATAAAGCGGCCTTCTAATAAATTAATATTATATATTGCTCCCACTGGCACGGGCAAAACATTAACACCGCTTGGAATATCGGAAGGACATCGCGTCATATTCGTTTGCGCGGCAAGACACGTAGGTTTAGCATTGGCAAGAAGTGCTATTTCAGCAGGCAAGAAAATCGCCTTTGCGTTTGGCTGTTCCAGTGCCGAAGATATTCGTCTTCACTATTTCGCCGCAGCGGATTATACGATTGATAGACGCTCAGGAGGCATTCGAAAGGTCGACAATTCAAATGGCATTAAGGTAGAAATCATTATTTGCGACATTCGCTCCTATTTGCCTGCGATGTTTTATATGTTGGCATTCAATAAAGCGAATGATATTGTTGTTCAATGGGACGAGCCCACCATTACACTCGATTACAAAGACCATGTACTACATTCGGTTATCAAGAAAAACTGGAGTGAAAATCTAATTCCGAACATAATATTGTCATCAGCCACTTTGCCAAAGGAGCACGAGCTCACGCAAACCATTGCGGACTTCCGAGGCAAGTTTACAAACAGGCAAAATGATATTGTCAACATTGTTAGCCACGACTGTAAGAAATCGATACCTCTTATTGACAACAATGGATATGTTATAATGCCGCATAAACTTAGTGCGAAATACGATGATACGATGATAACAGCTCGTCACTGCGAAGACAATCTGACGCTTTTGCGATACTTTGATTTAAAGGAGGCGGCCGAGTTTTCATTATATGTTGAAAAGTATGACTACGTGAATACTCCTGCTAAATTTTACAGAAATTTCGCGAATGTCTCGGATATTACTATGGAAAGCATTAAGTTGTATTACTTGAAGGCATTGAAAAATATTAAACCGGAATCTTGGAACGCAGTGTATACCGCGTTTGGATTGGGCAAAAAAAGACGCATCAGTCCGAATACTACCGTTGACCCGACTGGCAAGAAAATATTAAAAACCAGGAGCGTTGAAAATACGGGTTTCAGCAGTAGTAGTAGTATTGGTGGCTCAGGTCTTAGTAGAATGGCGTCTACAAATGCTACTACTAGTACTACAGCGAATACAGTAGCAGCCGAACCTACAGGCAGTTGTGCGATTTACATTACTACCAAGGACGCATACACACTAACCGATGGTCCTACTATATTCTTAGCAAACGATGTTCAGAAAATCGCCAAGTTTTGTATACAACAGGCCAATATTCCAGCGAGCGTTATGAAGAGCATTATGGAGAAAATCGAATACAATAATGCTATAAATGAAAGAATCTCTTCGATTGAAAGTGACCTAGAATTTGAAGAGGAAAAGCTGAAGAATAGTATTTGTGGAACTAGTGGAGATATAAGAAAGGAGGGAAAAAGCAAGGGCAAAATCGCAGGTGATATTATTGACAGAATGCTTTCAAGTGAAAATAACAATCTTAAACTCAGAAAAATGCGGGAAACATTAGAAGACCTGAAGAACATGATAAAAGGTGCTACTCTAAATGACGTATTTATTCCTAATAAGTTGGCACACTTGGACGTTTGGGCTGAAAATCTGAATACGAAGGGCGCGTTTACCAGCAATATTGACGAGGCTACCATCGCTTCTATTATGTTGTTAAAGGATGTTGATGACAGCTGGAAGGTATTGCTGTTACTTGGAATAGGTGTGTTTACGGAACACAAAAGCATTGCTTATACTGAAATCATGAAGAACTTGGCAGACAAGCAACTCCTGTATTTAATTATTGCGGACAGCGACTACATTTACGGCACAAATTACCAATTCTGTCATGGTTATCTAAGCAAGGACTTGAACATGACACAAGAGAAGATTATTCAAGCTTTAGGACGTATTGGACGTAATAATATCCAGCAAGAATATAGCGCGCGTTTTAGAGACAATGAGCAAATCAAAACGTTGTTTACTAGTTTCAAGTCGGAAGATAAGCCTGAAGTACTGAATATGAATATATTGTTTAATACGGCGAATGTGAGATGGAATGGTTCTGAGTATCAAGAATATGAAGAAGTTTCTGAAGTTTCAAATGAATAAAGGTCTAAGTCATAATTATATACACAATTTATATGGTTAATTTTTTTACTTTTGATAAGAATATTATATATAATATTATATTATATATAATGAGACAACGTGGTGGTGATATTGGTCAAAAAGCAAAAGATGCTGGGGAAGCAGTATTTGGAGGTGTTTTGGATGCGACTACAGCATCAGGAAAACTTGTAACATCTGCCAGTAATATAGCAGTAACCGCTGGACAAACAGCGGAAGGATTGGCTACGGTTGTAAAAGACACATCAATTGGTGTAACTAGTAATACGGGAAAGGCTTTAACTGCGGCTGCTGGTACAGCGGCAAAAACAGTAGAAACAGTTGAAAATCTTTCAGCTCGCTTAGAAAACTATACAAGGGAAGCACAAAAACGAGCACAAATTGAAAACGAAACTGCTACATTTGAAAAAAAAAACGCAAATGATGTTGAAAAGGCTAAAATTGAAGCGGATAGACAAGCTAAATTACAAAAAATAAAATTTGATTTAGAGAGAGAACAACAGGAAACCGCGGCAGAACAGGAACGAATGTTAGCTGAATTATCTGCTAACCAAACACAAGAATATTTAAAAACAGAAGAAAATAAAAAGAAAATGAATGAAGCATATTATTATGGGTTTACAAAGAACAATCCAGGTTCACGTGATACAGGTTCTATACCTAAATGGTTTGGGTTAGGTAAATGGTGTACTTCTTATATACCTAAAACTTTTGTAAAAACAGATAATACGGGTAATATTGATATAATTTTTCCCGAACAACCACCAATGGGAACAAGACCATATTTTATAAGCGCTCTTAACCGAGATACAGGAGAGCCAATAACAATATCATTTAAAACTGAAAATTACACTTGGCTTGGTCGAAGTTACAGGAGAGAAGTTCCTGTAATTAAATATAAGGATGAACAAAATAATGATGTAGAATTAAAAGGAACAATGGATTATCACGAAACAAAATTTGTTTGTCCTACCACTAGTAGAGGTGGTCGAAGTAAAAGAAGAAAAACGAATCGAAGGAGAAGAACTAATAGAATAAGAACGAATAGACGCAGAACAAATAGAAGACGTTAATTATAAATCAGCCGCCATTTTTGTAATAAGCTCGTCAATTCCCTTATTAAAATCTGTATCTATCGTCCAACCTAATTGCTTCACTTTCTCGTTGCTAATATAATACCGCTTGTCA